CTGCTGCATGGCGGGAATTCCTCCCGCGGCTGCGTCAAGATCGCCACGGTGAAGGGAGTCCATTGCTTTGAGAGTATTTATCCCTTTTCCGGATATTATCTTGATATTGAGAATACCAACAGCTGGGCGTTGGCCGGAGCGTTCCTTCCTGCGACGATGCACTTGCATTGCAATAACGTCAATCCGGCATATTACGGGTTTTCCTCCATGGAGAGCAATATCATTGTCTCCGAGGCGGTGGAGGATTTTGTTGATCCGGAAGCCGAAACGACTACCGAAGATTGAGCATGAATAATTCAGAGATACAGATACAGTTTCCCCGGCCGGGACAGTGGGATGAATTTACCCTGACGCCCATTTATCAGGACGCGGACGGTTACACCCGGACAGACCGCTATACGCAGGACGAAATTCCGGCGAACCAGACCCCGGCCATGGCCGCCGTCGTTGCCGCTCTGGTGGAACTGGGCGAGGACTGGCAAGCCGTCCAGGTATGGGCAAGGCTGGGAAAAGATGTCCTGACCCTTGCGGAGGATGGTGCCTATACAATGATTGATGCGGTGTCTTTGACCGTTGAGGCCGTCCATGCGGAGACCAAAGGCCGCAGGATTTTTACAGTCTCGGACTACCCGGCTTTTATCCTGACCGACCCCGCCGCCGTGGAGTTTTTCAATTACTTCACTACCTCTACCAATAACAACATAATCATATGACTACTAATAATCAATGCAATCATGCCGAGGCTATCGCCAGAGAAATGCACATGTACTATGCAGCCCAGGCACACAATGAGTCCAACACTCCAATCCCTCACTGGGCAGACCTGACGGAAAACGAACAACAAGGATGGATTGCCGTAGCAAATACTGCCCTCCCGATCATCGGTAAGCATGCGCTGGAAGATGTTCGGGCCTATCTCGGCCTCAAGGCTTCCGGCGCGTCCACTTGGTGGAAAAAGGTTCTGCTGGGCTTGGCCTACGCCGCTGTTGGTGCTCTTGGTTTTTCCCTGTTCCAGGGCTGCGGCCATTCCGTGGACGTGACGCCGGAAAAGACGGTGGTATGCAAAGACGGCTCCTGCCTAGTGCTGGAACCGGGGCATATCTCCTACAGTCAGGCCCAGCCGGAAACGGATGTTCCGCCCATCGTGCAAACCATCAAGAAATAAGGCCATGTGTAAACCCCTCAAGGAATATCTGGGAGTGATCCGCGATTATACGCGTGAGATCGTCACCTTCGGCGGTTTTGTGATAGCCGTGTTCATCTACCTGGATTTCCGCGAGGTGGTGAAGGAACAGGCTACCAACGCGGCCCATACGGCGGAGATCCTGCGGACGATGGATACCCGTCTCCAGCATTTGGAGAATTACCACCAGCAACAGCTTAAACAGCGAGATTAATTCCAACTGTAAAGTTTTTCTTACAAGTTCCCTTTAGTTAATAATCAATAGTTTCCGCATGCCTACCCTGTACATACTCATTGTGGACGAACCCGGAAAGGAGCAGTGGATGAAAATTTTTCTTACCGAAAGAGACGCCGCTTTTTTCCTGGCTCAATTCAATGAGTGGCATTTGCATGCCAAGTGTCATTGCTACACCGTGGAAGGCAAGCGGCTTGTGCAACTTATCGACAATCTGAACGAATGAATACTACAGAAAGAAAGATGGCTGCGGCCATCCTCCGCTTTGAAGACAGCCGCGTTACCGGGCCGGATTCCCTGCGCGTTTCCCGCCTTCCCGCCGCCGACAAGGGCGGCAAGTGGGAGATTTGCGGCATTTGCGACGGCATTGAACCGGCCGCGTTTAACAGGTTGAAGGCCCTGCTGGATGCCGGAAGACGTGAAGAGGCCTGGGAAGGTTGTCTTCAGTACGTCCTGGATAATACCGCCGCCGTGCGTTCCTGGCTGGGTTCTGACGCTTTTCCTGGCGTTGAATTCATCCTGCGGGACCATTATTTCAATTCCGGGAGCAAGAATACTGGGAAGATCCTGCAGCGGGCCCTGAACATCCACGGCGCCGGTCTCACGGTGGACGGGATTGTAGGCCCCAGGACCCGGCAGGAACTACAGGACCAGTTGGCCGCCACGGGTGAAGCGGTGTTCCTTATCGCTCTGCAGGAGAAGCGTCAGGCGTTTTACCGTTCGTGTAAGCAGTTTCCTGTGTTCGGGAAGGGCTGGCTGAACCGCTGCGACGATGCGTTCAGCGTGGCGCAGGAGCTTGTTTAGTTGTTTTCCATTAGTTGTTATGGGATCTATTTTCAAACCTAAAGTGACACAGGCTCCGGCTCCGCCGGTAGTAGAAGAGCCGCTGAATCCGACGGCTACGGAGAAGTCTGTTTCCGATGCTTCGGAGGATGTTCAGACCAAAAGTAAGCGCAGGTTGAAGCTGTCCGATACGGTGAATAATCCGAATCTGTCCGGCGGTTTGTCCACGTTGCGCAAAACCCTGGGATAGCAGCCATGGAGGTACGCGATTACATTTCCCTGGCAGATAATCTGCGCACGGAACGCGCCGCTTTTGAAGGCGGCTGGGATGAAATGCGCCGTATTATCATGCCCAGGGCTACGGGCAACGCTTATCCCGACCGCGTACCTGATCACAGCGGTGGATTGGAGCATAGCGACGTCGCCAATAACAGCCTGAAGAAGCTGGCATCCGCCCATTTGACTTATATTACGCCTTTGGACAGGCGCTGGTTTACCTTGCGCCCGGTAGGTTTTAATAAGGATGGGAATCAGGCTTTGAATGATTGGTACAGCAAGGTTACGGAGGTGATGGAGCGGGAACTTGCCGTTTCCAATTTTTATTCAGTGATTCATGAGGTTTACCTTGATCGCTGCCTGACGGGAACCGGCTGCATGTTTGCCGAGATGAATATTAACAGGCAGCTGATTTTCCGGCACATTCCCACGGGAACTTACGCTATCGCGGAGTCGGAGTCAGGGGATGTTGATACGCTGGTGCGCTGGTTCCGGCTGACGGCTCACCAGGCGGCGCAGAAGTGGAAGGAGGAGGCTCTGGGCCCAAAAGTGCGGAGAGCGCTCAAGGATGCCAGGAGACGCTATACGGATTCTTTCGAGTTTGTGCAATGCGTCCTGCCTAACCCGCAGGGCAAGCTGTTGTCCGACCATGTGCCGCCTGGCAAGAGAGCGTGGAAGGACGTCATTATTTCGTTGGACGATAAGAAGATTGTGTTTGAGAGCGGTTTTTTCGAATTTCCGTTTCTGGTGACGCGCTTTCTGCGCTGGGGAGACAGCCCCTACGGGGTGGGACCGGCATGGTTCGCGCGGCGCACGATCCGCATGGCTATCGACATGGAGAAGATTCTTTACACGCTGGGACAGACAAAGGCTTATCCGAGGCTTTTCCTGCTGGCAGAGCAGTATGGGGAGGTGGATTTGCGCGCCGGAGGCAGGACCGTCATTTCTCCGGAAGCGGCGGAACTTGGCTTGCCGCGCGAATGGGGCACACAAGGGGAGTATGATATCGGGCTGGAATACCTGCGGGGCCTGTACGCCAAGATTGAAGAGGCTTTTTACGTTCCCATGCTGGAAACCGTTTCCCGCATCGACCGCCAGATGACGGCTACGGAGGTGGCGGCCCGGGAAGCCGAGAAGGTGCTTGGGTTTACGCCTTCTTTTACGTTGTTTGTGAGCGATTTCAGGATGATGTGCCAGCGTATTATGGCCCTGTTGTACCGCGCCGGGAAACTTCCGGAGCCGGTTCAGGGCGTGTTTGAGGTCAACCGGCGGGGCGCTCCTACACGCCTGGCCGTCCCCCAGGTTCAGTTCATGGGCAAGATTGCCCAGGCGATTGCACGTACACAGACGGACGGCTTGATGACGGCTCTTGAGTCTATCGGCACTTTGTCGCAGATGACCGGCCGACCGGAGCTGCTGGATATTGTGAATCTCAATAAGGCCGGGGAATTGATTTACGATTCCAAGGGCGCCCCGATGGAGTGCAAGGCGACAGAGGATGAGGTGAAGGAGAAGGAGACTGAAAGGAAGAATCAGCAGGAAGCGGCCATACAGGCAGCCATTGCCGAACAGTCCTCCGTGGCTAACAGGAATAATGCCCAGGCCCAGCAGGCTTTACAAACGACATGAAGACAGACCCCACCAATAAGTACGAACAGTACATGAAGCGCCGCAGAAGGATTTTCCGGGAAGCATTCAGGAATCCGGAAGTCCTGGAGGAGCTGAAGAGACATTTCCAGACCGATCTTCCCTGTTTCCAGGGGAAGGCCGGTTCTTACGACCCCCTTGACGCTATGCGTCGAGACGCCTACCGCGAGGTGGTTTTGTTCATCGAAGCGGTCATGGGCAATCATTACGAACCAGAAGAAGAGATATAGAAGAAGTACCATGATTTTATTTAAGTTGTACCATAACCGGTTTCTTTTTGAAGAGGCTCCGGAGAATGGAGGCGGTGGCGGAGGAGGTTCCGCCGCCTCTTCCGCTTCCGGACGTCCCAGCCTGGCTAATCCTGCACCGGAGCCGACTCCGGCGGATGATAAGCAGCCGAACCCTCCTCCCCCATCGGATCCGGGTTCTCCGCAGGGAGATCCGCCTTCCCAGGGGGATTACGTGTTGACGTTCGATGATACGTTTTCCGGAGACGAGACGCTGCAGCAGTTGCTGACCGAGACCGGCAAGGCCCACGGGCTTCCTGTCGAGGGGCTTTCCGCGTTTATCAAGGATATGGATGCGCGTCTGGCGGCCAAAGCGACCGAACAGAAGCAGGCGCAGGATGCCGCCATGGAAGAGGCCTGGAGACAGCTGGATGGAGAGTGGGGCCGGGACAGCGACGCACGCCAGATGCGCGCCATTCAAATGGCCGGGAGGTTGTGCCGCATGGCCGGTATCGACCAGAGCGTGTTTAATGAGATGGGCATTGCCGATCATCCGGCCATGTACAGGATTCTGGATGCAGTAGGCCGGATTCTGGACGAGCCGGCTCTTCCGGCGCCTCCCGGACGGCAGGAACAGCAGGCCCGCGGCGAAGCCCGGCGCATGATGCACGATCCGGAACACCCGGATTATTCGGCATTCCACGATTGCGACCATCCGCGTTTTGCCGAGGTGAGGGCCAAGTATATGCGACTGATGGGTGCGTAAGCAGATATTGCTTTTCCAGCAAGCCCTGTTTCCTTTTTGGGAGCAGGGCTTTTTTAAGGAAGAAGTTCCGGCAGGGATTTCGCAGCGGAGCGCAGCTGATCCGCGGAGGGGCGGATGTACACGCTATGCACGGCGGAAGAGTCATGCCCCACCAGCTCCATGGCCAGCCCCTGCGATACGCCTGATGCCTGCAACAACGTGGCCGCCGTGGCCCGAATGCTGTGGAAGGACTTGCTGTTCATCCTCCGTCTGCGGCCGCC